CAAAGGATTCTTGGCGGTTTAATACCAAGAGCCCAAGCTCGACCAGTATGGAAATAATACTGGTTGTATGCAGTACCTCTGAAAGCCTCTCAAGGGTTCAAACCCATAAGAAGCTAAACTCGGAGGGCGAACAAGCTGGGCAATAAGAAGCCCTAAAGGCTCTGCTCGCCGTCGCTTGCTGGTGTTGACGTAACATCGTGAGATGAAACCGTCTTCACCGAACCGGCTCTTTGATGGCGTGGCTTCATCGAAATTACTGATGAGACCACCATCGCCGAAACCATCCGGTATGCGAACCCGCCTATCCTCAGCTGACAACCTAGAAACTAGGTAAAGCCAGACAGGGAGAAAACGGACATCGCATCCCATATTGTTAAGGCGCATGTGGGCGTACCGCCGCACGGAATTGATCATACTATAGAGAACCATAGTACGATCATCCCGTTGACCCTTCCAAAAGAAGGGGCGAACGTTCTGCCCGTCAAAGTAATCCGTACCGCAAGACTCGTAAAACCTTCCTGCCAGGAAGGATTTACGTGTGTTAACGCTAAACCCGAGAAAGTCTAGCGCCTCGATCAGGACTGGTGCGTCAGCTGCCGGTAATATAATATCATCACCATAAGCTGAAACACCAACTCCCCTATCCGAAACAGCACGCGCAAGGGCAAAAAAGATTAAACTTTCTAGCTCAAACGTGTACCCGTTCCCCATAGAGGAGAACTTCTCCAATTTATGTTCAACGCCCTCGACCTCTGCGTACTCAGTACGTGAGAGATCAAGAAGCGAAGCCCATTCAAAAGGAAGAAGTAGCCAAACTAGCTCCCTGCTAACTGTATCACTAGCAGAAGATAAGTCAATTGTTGCTAATCCGTTTTTCAAAGCGGATTTCGCAAGTTTTTGATTCCTAGTCTGGTCATCCAGATCAACACCAAAGCGCTTCAACTGACGACGAATCAAAGCTCCGACCCCCAGCTGAACATAAATGTTCAGGTGAGGTTCTATAGCAATAATTCTGTCAGTCTTAGCATCTTTGGGAACACATGTAACCTTACTAGCGCACCGAAGACTTACATCGGTGACAGCTGTTCTCCACAGACGTGGAACAAGACAGTGCCAGTAAGGATACAACCGAGGCGTCACGTGCAACGAGCTCGTGAATTTTCTTGAAGGTGTTACGTCACGTCCAGAGACAGACGTCGTCGCACCTGGTCCAAAACGCATGTTCGCTTCCGCAAAAGCAAGTTTGGGCCTAGTTAAAGGCCCAAGGATTTGCCAGATGATGTCACGCGCTCTTTCGAGGGTGTGGGAAATCTCTGGTGAGACCAATATGGTCCCATCAACAAATCCGCGGATTCGTTCATTTGTTAAGGCACAGGTACGCTCGGAGTCAAAGAACTTCTCGAGAGC